TACTAATACAGGCTCACGCCTTTTTAAAAATGATGAACTTTATGATTTTAAAAAGTTTCAAGAAAAATTTATAAATTCAAAATATGAAATTGCTGACCTTGAATATTATTATGAGGCCGTTAAGAATTGGGCTGACAGTAATGGCACAAAGAAAAAAGATTGGGGTGCTACGGCCAGAGGGTTCATGCTCAGAGATCTAAAAGACAAAAAATTAAAACTTAAAGATGGAATCAAAGAAATTACAGACGAAGATAGAGAGTTCAACAGATGGGTGGAGGATCACCTCAACAATTAAGTACATTGCCAAGCTCAACGGCATTAAAGACTTAAAAACCGAAGACCTCAAATTTGCTGCTGGTTGGCTTAAAAATAATATGTGGGGTATAACCCTTGATGAAGTGCTTAAAGCGTCAGAGATGGCTTTAAAAGGGTATATAACGTTAAAGAACGAACTGTTTGGAACTGTATCACCAAAGTATTTAGCTGAATTGATACAAAAATACAAGTTTTACAAGTCAGAAAAGGAAAAATTTATTACACCTGCTTTGCCTGAAAAGACAATAACGGAAACAGAGAAAACATCAATTATTAGAAACAACTTAATAACAACATTTGAAAAATATAAGGAAACTAGGGTGATGCCATTAGCAGCCTATGATGTATTATTTGGCTTTTGCTGGCACAAAGTTACTAAATATCCTGAAGAAATAGTGAACAAAATAAAATCTGAGGCCGAAGATTATTACAAACAGGACTATGAACTAGAGAAGACAAAAGTTATCAACGTATTAGAATTGAGGTTGCTTATCGACAAGTTCAAAGATATCAACACAAAGCACGTTTTCAAATCAAAGTGTAAAGAATTATATTTGAAAAGATATTTTGATGACCTGATAGATATGAATGAACACATAAAAGATTATATATGAAAACACAAGATCAAGTATTTAAAGTGCTGATGAAAAGAGCAGAGGCACGAGATAATGACAACTACCTGATATGGTTGGTATGGCAGAACTTTTATAAGGTATCAATGGCTAATATGATGACGTTTAGAGAGGACTTCATAAATAATAAGATACCAAGTGCAGATTCAATAACGAGATACAGGAGAAAGATTCAGGAGGAACATATTGAGTTGAGGGGTAAGAAATATGATGAAAGGCAGAACAAGACAAAGAAAGTTAAAACAGAATTAGGATATGAGAATTAGGATAACAGAAGAAATGAAAAAACAGGCATCAGTTGAAGCTGATAAAAGAGATGCCTATATAAAACATCATTTTGAAGTTGGTCATATGACAAAAGAAGAACGGGATAAAATTGGCTTTATAGGTGAATTTGCTGCCTGTAGTTTATTTGGTATAGATTGGAAAAATAATATAAGAGATAATTATTATACTATTGATAATTGTGATTTAATAATACATGGTAACAAGACTGATGTAAAAACCGAAACAGTACCATTGAAATATGCTAAGAAGATCATTAATGGAACAATAAAAGATGATGAAGTATATGGCAGGCGATTAATACATGAAAACCAATATAAATTATTAAAGAAATATGATTTAATATTGTTTGGTTTATTTATACGTAATGAATTAGATTATTTTTATTTTATTGGATATCTGGAAACGGAAGAAATATTAGATAATTACAGACCAACAATAAAAAGACCTGATGGTGGTCAATATCCTTTTTCAGCTTGCCCTATACCGACATCAGAATTAAAGCCAATTAAATATCTATTAAAAACACAAATGGAACTATTTTAAAATTACAACTATGAAAGAAGTAAAATTAAGGCATCCAAGAAGATACATCTTACATAATGGCAAAGCGGAGTTTGTTGAAACGTGCCAGATAACAAATAAGGAATATAAGGTGGTAGTTCCTTTTGAAGATTTCAGGCGATGGAAAGAGAATAAAGAGCTGGCGCATAAAGTATTTGATTACCTTAATGCCGATGAAAGAGAATTTATTATAAGTGGCTTTACGCCAGAAGAATTTAAACATATAACATCATGAAAGAAAGAGAACTATTTGCAGCACTAGCCATGCAAGAACTACTGAGATGGGAACTTGCAGACAATAAAGAAAATAAAATAAATATCGTAGCTTTGTCGAAGAACGCCTACCTCATGGCTGATGAGATGATAAAGGTGGGTGATAGAATTAATGCATTACCTGAAGACATTGAAAATATAGCATAATGGCAACGAGAGTATTATACAACCTAAAAAGAAGAAAAGACCTTATTGATGATGGGTACTTTGAAGTAAAAAAGCAGGCAGCGAATATAACTGATCTGATGCTGGCACGATTATATAAAGACCCCACAATGACAACGGACAGATTCTTTAAAAGTGTAATATCACATAACAATGACTTCAATATTGAGGAAGATGTTATATGGTTTTATACAACGGAATTTAAGCCTGCAATGATAGATCACGATTTTTAAACTAAAAACAAAAACGAAATGAACAAAGTAATATTATGTGGTAACTTAGGCGCAGATGCTGAAGTTATTGGCAATGCCCTGAAATTATCAGTAGCAACAACATCAAACATCAAAAAAGGCGATGCATGGGAACAGAAGACAGAGTGGCACAATGTAGTAATAACAAAAAGGAATGATTGGCTGGAAGAACACCTCACCAAAGGATCAAAGGTTCTTATCGATGGCAAGATAACATATTCAAATAAAGATGGTAAATACTACACCAATATCATCGGCAACGTAACTGTGTTGAGCAGGGAAGAAAAGAAAGTAAAAGAAACACAAGCAGACTTTGTTGATAATGACAACCTCCCGTTCTAACGAATATGATCTACAGAGAGCAGTATGTAAGTACCTGAAGTATAAATACCCTGAAGTATTATTCAGGTCTGATTTAGGAGGTATCAGGATGACGAAAGGGCAGGCCATTAAATACTCAAGGTTGCAACATAGTAGTGGCTTCCCTGACCTCATAATATACTATCAATCAAAGGGCAAATGTGGTCTGGCGATAGAGTTAAAGACAAAGCCCGTATATAAGATCAATGGTGAATTATATAAAGATACTCACCTAGAAAAGCAGTCAAGAATATTAGAATATCTCAGAGAGCAGAACTTTGAAGCAGACTTTTGCGTAGGAATAGACCAAGCTATTGAAAAAATTGATAACTACCTATGCTGAATCATAAGACAATATCCCAGATGTATGTCAAAGCTTATAAGGTCTTCCTTGTATGGCTTAAAGAAAAGAAGAAGTTCGATTATGAATTTGATATCGAATACATAAACAGTTTAAATGGATCATACCTAAAGTATCATATGAGAGATTTGTATGACTTCTTTGATGATAATGATATAAACATCGAAGTGTATAAAGAGCATGTGATGGGTGATAAATATTCTGTCAGGTGGTGCTTCGACTGTGGCCTGATAGTGAGTAAGGGATATGAAACGAGGTTGTATGCTGAGTGGGCAGCCTTTAAGACAGGGTTTAAAGAATTAGAGAAGAGGCTATGATATCACCATATGTATATGTTGGTTTAGTAAGTAAAGACAGTAAGGTATATAATGAGAAGAAGCTGATGGGGTCGCTGGTAACAATAACGGCTAAGATATTTGAGATAAAAGAGAGTGAGGTGATGTCAAGTAAAAGGACAAGGCTATATGTTCAGGCAAGGACAGTAATAGCGCACATATTAAGACATAAATACAAGCTGCCTTTTAAGAGCATAGGGCTGGCAATGGGTAAGGATCACTCAACAGTAATACATATGATCAACAACCATAAGCACGACATAGAATGGTGCGAAGCATATAAAAAGAGATGTACACAAATAGAAAGACTGCATACGTGTTAGAATTTAAAACATATTACTACCCCTTTTCATTCGATGAGCCAGAGTCTATAAAGACAAGAATAGAGATTCATAAAGATGGCAAACATATCGAAACTGAAGATTTTACGTATATTGTAGAGGAAGAAGAACTTGAGGGGTACAAACAATTTAAAACAGAACAAGATGAACCCTGCTGATGAGATCAATAAACTATTATATAAAGAAACAGACTTTAGTAGTGAGGCGAATTTCAATAAGACGATAACGATAAAGGTGACAACAGAAACATATAACAGATGGAAAGAACTAAATGAAAAGATAAGTAAAATCATGGAGTACGAGAATGAGTCAAAAGTGTTTGAGTTTGCAGTAATAGAAACATTAAACCTACCGATATTTTGAAGATGATACTACAAGAGCAATGGGATGCAGTAATACAGGCTATAAGTAGCGGACTGAAGAAGAAAGATGCTATTGAAATAGCAGGTATAAGTGAAACGGCATTCTTTGACAGACAGAAAGATGATGCGGATTTTTCGGAGTTAGTTAAAAAGGCAGAATTAGCTTTTAAGTTAAGGCACATCAAGAACATAGAAGAAAAGAGTGATGACAATTGGCAATGTTCGGCATGGCTGCTGGAAAGGAAGTTTAAAGGTGAGTTCGGTAAAGAGCAAAAGGTTGAGCATACCTTTAATC